GTTGATGTCGATCTGATTAGGCGTAGATGCCTGTGTACGAATCACCTGATCCAACAAATCAATCGTAGTACTAGGCAAAGCATAGACGCCTTGCCCGGTATTCATTACGAATTGGCCTTGCTCAATAGTCCATAAATTGATGCCGCGGTTAGCCCATTCAATCGTAAGCATGTTGAACGACCGGCGTGCGGTACGAAACTCATAGCCAGTACGAACCTCAAGACCCGCCCGCTCATACGCCTCCTCAACAATATCGTTGAAGTCTAGGTTAAACGCGGAGGTTCCTGAGGTAGTAGCCATTATCTAAATCCTGCTGTTTTCTTTGCAATCGTTTTAGGTTGGGCTACGAATTGTTTTCCGGCTTTTTTGCCCGCACGTTTCGCACGCGTTGTAGCAGCGTACTCAGCAGGGCTGAGACTTTTAATCGCAGCACTAGGAAGGTATCTTTCACCTGTGTCAGAAGATTTTTTACCACTTTTGGTTCTCCATTTTTGGTCGCCCCAATCCTTCAATGATTTCTGAGGCGCTTTCAATCTCGATAACCTCCGCCAGCTGCCTTGTACTTCTTGGCAACTAGCTGAGCTTTACGAGCCGACCACTGACCTGCACCAGTGCCTTGCGTTGCTGCGGCTTTTACTTGAGACACAATTCGCTTGCGCAAACCGGGCTTTGTGTAATTGCCAGCAGCGTTGACCTTACCACCCTCTTTATACTGGGTAAAGTCAGTGTCATCCCGTCGGGCTTTCTTTTTCCCACCAGGCATTTTAGAAGCTCGAATATCGCCCATACCACGGGATGCCAACATGATTAATCCTCAACACATAGTGCCGCGAGTTTTACCCCGCTGAGCGATACCATCAGCACGCTTAGATGCGGAACCAACAGAACCACCTTTACTAAACCCAAAAGCAGCGCGTAAACGTTGGTTAACTGAACGTGTATCAGTTGGGCCGCTAACGGATGGATTCTCACGACTTAATTTTCTGCGTTCAGCCACAGAAAGCTTAGTCACATCAACAGGGGCTTCTTTAGCGGCTGCTTTTGGTGCTTCTTTAGGCGCTTCTTTAGCGGCTGCTTTAGGAGCGGGTTTGGCGGCTGCTTTAGATTTAGCAGCGGCCTTTTGGGGGGTAGCTTCTACCATTTCAGAAGTGCCAGCCTCGCCATACTCTTTAGCGTTAGGGTTTGTTAACGTACGCTCTGTACGTTTGTTAGCCGCTTCCATCTCGTCTACTTCATTACCTGCAAAATATCGTCTAACTTTTTTCATGATAGCTCCTTAGCAAGTTCTGCCGCCGCTCTTCATGGTAATCATCTTGCCTTTGGTCTTACCCTTAGACTCGATACCACCGCCTTTAGCCATGCCGCCTTTTTTCATACCCATAGGAGTAGCGGGAGCCATCATGGTCTTAGCCATAGGAGTAGGCTTCTTCATGCCGTCTTTGGCAGTACTCATACCGGGTTTCATTGTGGGCTTGCCCATTTTTGTAGTAGCCATGTGGCCTCCTGTAGAAAATTTTTTGCCTTTATCGGCGTTGTTGAACTCTTTACCCACGGATTGTGGGACTCCTACTTTCTTAGCAAACGATGGATTATTGGCCACCGCAGCCATGAAATTGTGTTGCTTTTTGCTTGTGCTTGGCATATTAAATCTTAACAACCCAGCCTTTGCCAGCAACAAAACCAACAGCCAAAATGCCAACCCAAATTAGCAACTTTTCTACAACCGTCTTACCGACTTTTTTGTAGAACTCGCCAGACATTTCTTCAATGGCTAACTTAGCCGCTCTTTTAGCGATGGCTTCTTCACGTTCGTTTAATGTGATTTCAGTCATGTTAGCAATTCCAAGCTCTTAAAGATTTATTAATCCGCGAGTTCGGGTCTTTTGCCGTCTTCTCGCTTGTTAATTTCTTTTTCATGCCGCTCATCCTCGCACAGAAAGAGTCTCGCCGGGAGCCGCCTTCTGGCTGGGGAGGTTTCAAGTTCATGCCTTGCGCTTTCGCAGAGGCTCGGCCTTTGGCGTTCAAGCCGCCCTTCTCGGACTTGCCCTCTTTCCTTTGCCATGCTGGACTCTTAGCCATAAAACACCGTGCATGCGGATACGTTGGACAAATCTACATAGATACCGTTGGGGAATATAATTCCTTCGCCGGGTAGCAACACGTAAATTGTGAATGAATCACTTGTACCAACATCTAATTCGCACAAAATAGCGCCACTTGAGCCGCCATTACGTAGCCGAACATAACCGTCTTGCGCATTTCCTCGATAGGAAATGGCTTTAAAACGGTTACGATTAAGTCCAGCAACACTACCACTAGCAGTAAAATGCTGCGATTTTACGTCTGTTTGCATCATGATTTGATGCTCCTATTAAGAGGCAGTAGTAACTGCGACCCAGGTGGTGCTGCCAGAAGAGTTTACGTACAAGCGAGTGCTGGTTGAAGAGCCGTCAGTACGCAAGTACAAAGAACCTTGAGCGGCTGACACTGTAGGAGCGCCAGAACCAACAAAGATACCAAGACTAGCAGTAGAAGTAGCCAAGAAAGCAGAAGCGCCGCCAGCGACTGGAGCTGTATCGCTATCAGCAGTTACGGTGCTTGTTACCGCAACAGTAGCGCCTGTTACATTGCCTGTTACATTGCCTGTTACGTTGCCCGTTACGTTGCCCGTTACGTTGCCTGTCACATTGCCGATAAAGCCATTTGTGGACGTTACTGGGCCGGAGAAGGTGGTCGATGCCATGATTTTTCCTTACATACAAGTGAAGTGCGCTAGTCTGTATGTCGTCAGCCGGGACTGTCTAGCACACCGGATAACCCCGGGTTAAAAGCAATATACAACAAAAGAAAAGGGGGCGCAAGGCCCCCTTTCAAATATTTCCTAAGAAATATTAAGCACCGGCAGAACCGTACATGCCCAGAGGGTCAGACCAGCCGAAGCTGTAACGCTCACGAGACTTGTAACGGACGTTACCTGTATCGAAGTCACCGTCCATGCTGTTCTGCAAGGGGGTACGAACGAAGTGCTTCATGCCGTTAGGCACGTCGGTTGTCAAGAACCAAGCATTGGTGTCGGTCAAGAAGTGGTTAATTGTGTAACCTTCAGGAATCGAACCGTTGTTCTTCAATGCGTTGATATCGTTGTCAGCTGTGCTAACACGGAGTTCAGTCTCGAGCAAACGAGTTGCTGTGAACTGCAATGCAGAAGGAACGATCAATTTCTTAGGCTTAGCAGCAATCAGCAAACCACGCTCATCTGTCCAAGCAGCGATCTGAATAACAGCGTTTTCCAACGATGTTTCGTTCAAGTCAGCAGGAGTAGATGGGATGTTGCTGTTTGTACCACCGGCGACCAAGGGGTGTGCGCTGGAGAACAGAGCAACACCATCACCACCAACGTAGCTAGCGCTGAAACCGTTATTCAAAACAGCGGCAGCTTTAACTTGCTTGGTGTAGGCCATAGCACGGGCCAAACCTTTGGTGTAGCGAGCAGACAAGCTGTCGTACAAGTTATCTTCGATAGCTTCTTCAGTCAAGCTGAAGCCCAAAGCAATGGTTTCGTGGTTGTATCGAGCAGTCCATGCTTCTTGTGCATTGTCATAAGCGATGGCTGAGCCCTCGTTCTTAACAGGTGCGGCAGAGAAGCCAGAAAGCTTGGTCTCTTCTTCGAATGAACGCTCAGAGGTCTCTGTTTCGTAGATCTCTTTGTGCTCTTCGCCGTAGCGAGCATACTCTAAACCGAACAATGCGTTCAGACCTGGGAGCAACTCTTTAAGTAGTTGTGCGCGTGAAATAGCCATGATTTAGCTCCTTATTAGGCTGTCGCAGTAGCTGCGTAATACTCGTGCTGACCGAAGTTCAACTTAACCAGGAGTTCTGGGAATTGGTTGAACACCAATGTGGAGCTTGCAGCAAACGCAGTAACGGGGGCTTGGTTCAGAACGAACGAAGTTGCACCAGCAGCGGCAGCTGTATCTACAAAGGAGCCAGAGGGAATGTACTGACCATTAGCGGCCAACGAACCCACGTCTGTACCAACTGGCAATGCGAAAGGCAGAGCTGAGCAAGTAACAGTAGCTGTGGAAATGCTGGAATAGGTAGCAGTACCCAAGGACACAACGGTGTCAGGCACTAAGCCCAAAACGCGGATTGGCAGTGCATCAGTGGTAGCAGGCGTATCGTTAGGAGCTAACAACGCGTTTGCGGAGTCACCGGTGTTAATGTTGCCAGTGTTGTTGATCATGGCCAAGTTTTGACCAATCATTGCACGAGCACCAGAAGCAACAGTAGTACCAGAAGAGCAAATAACTGCCTTGAAGACGGTATCAGGATCATCACAGATGATCGCAACAGCATCACCAGCAGTAGTGCCACCGGGCCAGTACTGAGCAAATTGACGTTGCTTAGTAGTGGGGTTGGTGTAAGAGCAACCCAAGAAGACGCCTGTAACAGAGCCGAGAGTGCCAGTAGAAACAGACAAACGTCCAACATTACCACGTGACAATCCAACGATGTCGCCGTAGAAAATATCAGTCGCATATCCGTAAGGGATCGCATATTCACGAGTAGAACCCGCAAACACTTGACCACCGATCAGATTGATCGGCTTTAGGCCGTAGGGGGCCGCAACGACGGGATAAGCCATAAAAGACTCCTATTTAAATTTAAGTACCTTTGCCAAAGCTACTTGAGGATTTCCGCTCATTGAAGATTGGCATCCGCGCATCGCTTTGACGCATTAAATTGTTGTCTACAGCCTCTTCCTGTGCTCGGGTCATATCAGCGAAGTGTTTCGTACGCTGGGCCACAAACTCAGAAGGAGTTTTGCAAAGCAACAACCCACCGATCTCAATGCTGTCTTTAAAACGGCTATTAGGATCGATTAGCAGTTTAAATTTAGGTTGCTCTTCAACACTTACTACCTCCCAACCTTCGCGCAATTTGGCGGAGAGGTTACGAGGATCAGCTGCATTCAAAGTAGAAACTCTAATCCATCTGTACGCAAAGCCCGGGGCCTTATCAGGTTCCGGTAGAAGTTCCGCCTGCTGCCACTGCTTGGGGCGCTCTAAAGAAGTTCTATTTGTAATCTCGCGTTGTAATCTGCTTTCAGCCATTTTAGGCCTCCAATTTCATAAGTTCACGAGCATATTGCTCGTTGGATAGTCCAAGTTTCTTTGCCAAGCCCACCTGCGTCTTAGAAAGAACCACTTTTTTAGGAGCGGTGCTCCGCTTCGCAGGTGCGACCACCGTGCTTGGTTTTGTACGTTGAGGCTTTTCTTCCTCTTCGTTGTTAGAGCCGCCAAATTCTTCTGGGAATCTGCGCTGTACTTCTTTATCTATCGCTGCATAGTACTCATCTGTACCAATGAAGCCTCGACCATATCTAGCCTCTAAGTCCTCGTGGACACCTTCAGCATATCTGCGCATAGATCGTTTATTTTGATCAACGAACCACGGGTTTTTTGACACCCATGACGCAACTTTCGGGTCCATCTGAGGGTTTTGAGTCCTCTGTGGTGTGATTTGTACATCATTTTCTTCATTTTGTACAGTAGGTCTGAAATTTTTTGCTTTATCGAGCTTAAGCTGAGCACGGATCATCTCCTGCTGGGCTTCAAGTAACTTATCGGAATCACCCGAGTCGTAGGCTTCTTTATAGTTACGGCTGGCTTTATCGACTTCCATTTCAGCACTAGACTGATATGTAGAAATAAGCTCTTTTTCGCCTGATTGCAGGACGTTTTTAAGCTTACGGTTCTCGTCAAGAATACGCTGTGCAACGGCTAAAGCCTCTTGTTGCTCACGCAGTGCAGCCTCTTTCTCCCTACGCTCGTCGTGCCAAGCCTTCTTGTATTGCTTAAATTTAAGCTTTACGTTATGGGAGTAATCTTCAGAGTCATCGGCTTTCTCCAAATCCTCTTTAATACTGTTCGGAAGAGGCTCTACGAACCTATCTTCAGAGGGGGTATCGTCTTTAACGTCGACTTTAATATCAACATCATCGTCTTCTATCGAGATATCCAACGTATCTTCGGGTTTACCCGTATTATCTTCCTCATCGGGAAATTTATAGCTATCGCTAAATTTAGGCATGTGCGCTCCTTATTTGCGTTTGATGCCGCGTGGATCGTCAACAATACCTTCTACAGTATCGTCGTTGATGATGCGGAACTCTCTACCGTGGATGACCAATCGTGAGCCAGCGTAAGGCCGGACCAAGATAAAGTCGCCTTGTTTACACCAAGGTCCCGTTGGGAACTTTGTTGTATCTTTGTAACAGTCTGGACCAAGCTCAACAACAAACAAGACCGTTGTGAGGGTCTCTTCGTTGCGCATAGTCTCTGCTGGTTTTAACAGGCTAGTGCCTTCAATTGTTTCCTCCGCCTCTGGGATAGCGCACAGAATGCGATAACCAGATGGTTTTGGTAGTTGCTTTGCTTTTTCCTCTGCTTTCTTGTACATCAAGGCCGACAAGTCGACTGCTTGATTCAAATCCAACGTAGGTGTTTCACTCATCCGAGTTCTCCAAGTTTTTTGTCAGGTCTGTAATGTTTCTACGTGCTGTGAGTAGACCTGTAATAACCCCACATTGCTCGCAGTAGTCAGAGTAATCCTTGGCAGATCTGGCTCCCAAGCTGTCCTCAATTTGTTTGATCTTCTGATCAATTTGCTGGACCAAAAGATCCAGCGCTTGTCTAGTTTGATACATCAGTCACCTTTCTTTGGTCTCTGCTGTTGTTTAGCTCTTACTTCGGCTTGTAATTGAGCAATTTCTCTCTGGTTAGCCAACATCATTTGATGCTTCTGCATGTCCATGCCTGTTGAGAAGCCAGCCTGCTCGTGTACGTGATCACGTTGCTGTTTATCAGCTTGCGCCTTCATCGCAATCTTTACGCCTTCAGTCTCCTGCTGTGCATTGATACGCTCGCGCTCAATCTGGAGTTGTGCTTGCTTAAGCATGACGTCAGCCTGATCTTTAGCTGCCTTGCGCTGCTGCTCTTGCGCCTTAATCTGAAGCTCTTGCTGCTGCAACTGGATGAGCGGGTCTTGTGCCATCTGCTGGTTCTTCTGCTGCTGGGCTTCTTGCTGATGTTGCTGCAGGATTTGTTGTGCAGCCTGCGCAGCCATCTGAGACACCTGAACCTCCATCTCTGGAGACATCTGGATTTCATCCGCATCCTCGTTGTATGGCGGCAAGGTCTGGCCCATCGTCTGCTCGATCTGCTTACGCATCTCCATACCCAAGTGCTCGGCAATGTGTGCTGAGCCCGCAGCCATAAGCTGCTGCGCCATCTGAGGACTTTGAGCCAACATCTGTTGAATCTTAGGATCTTGAGCCATAGCCATGTGAACAGCGATGTGTGCTTTATGGTCTTGGTAAATAAACGCCTTGACAGGCTTGTTCATCAGCAAGTTCTGGTTCTCTGTGACAGGGTCACGAGGTTTCATATCATCACTGATGGGCACAAGCTTCTGGTAGTTCTTGATGCCAAGCACCTCTAACATCTGGCGATGCAAGAGTGGTAAGTCATACAACTGCGGTGCAGTCTGCGCCAACTGGAGGGCCGCCTGATACTGAACAACTTTCTGCGCCATCGTCGCAGCGTTGGGGTCGCTCACTGGGATGATGTCGACCATGTCATAGTCAGACTGCTTGGCACGACGACCGCCTTCTTCTGGCTCGTAGCTGTACGTTGGCGGAGTGTAGTCACGGATGATATTTTTTAAGAGCTTGAACTCTTGTTTCATCGAGTAGTGGATGCGTGACTGAACAGCGCTCATCGTTTTGAGCTGACGCTCAAGGATGGCTAGTGTCGTGCCTACGGGAGCCTGTGCTGACATGTCCGACGTCTGCAACTCAACAGCGCCAGCAAATTTGCGACCTTCATCAA